GGAGTATACTCTTGGAATATCTGCTCTTCCGGCTTTTGGATTACCAATTACAATATTATTATCAGTGATAGGAGGAGGTGTAAGAACAAAGTTGTAATCACGAGTAAGTCCTATGGTTGTTCCAGCGAGTGTCTGTGTAGCATTTGTGGATATAGTTATTGTAGTTGTAGTCTTTGAGACTACAGTAGTACCTGCGGAAATATTAGAAGGACTATCTAAATCTTCAACAAACGCTCCAATTTCAACTTGAGCAGTATCGAGAGCGCTTACACCAGCAATTACATTACTTCCTGCTGTAGTATTTCCAAGAATATCTACTTCGCCAGAGAAAGGATTTGTTGCCCCGTAGGTTAATTGGATTTGATCTATTCCTACAGAAAATACTTGTTCATCCGAACGTAAGTATTGCCCAGTAATTCCATATCCTACGCTAATACTTGCAGTGTTTATTCCAATAATACTAAAAGAACTTGGGAATTCAAATCGACCAGTCTTATTAACAAGACGACTTGCGAAATTATCAGCTAATAATATAATATCAGATCCAAATCCTGTAATAATTGATGTACTTCCTGTCCCTAAAGTTACACCAGCTCCAATTGTTACAGTATCGCCTTTTCTGAGTCCTAAAGTAGCAATTCCTAATATTCTATTACTGGAAACAGCGGATATTATTCCAGTTTTTGTTAAAAGAAATCTTTCATTTATATTTAAATATTCTGAGTTTACAGAACCACTAATATCAGCATTACCAACTACGACTAATTCAGAATTTGCAACTGTAGTTCCGATTCCTATTGATGTTTTATTAACAATAGTTTGTGGTGCTCTGGTTCCAACTAGAGGGTGGCCACCTACAGTACTACCATCATGAACAACACCCACATCAAGAGTGGTATCAATTGTTAATTCTCCGACAGCACCAGTAAATGATGCGTGTTCTGCACTTGTCCCTCTTCTTAGCTGTACCTGCTTAGTCATAGTACGACTACTTTCAAACTACTACTTTCTCTGATATATTTAGAGCAATTTTAAATAATACATACATAAGTTCTTGGTATTTGGAAAGGATTTATTGTAGTTATTCCAACATTCTGTAGAATATAAATTGTTCCTAGTCCTGTGTACGTTGACCTTATATAAGACTCTCTTCCGGAAGAGACTGCAAATAGACTTCCTAACGCATTGTAGGTCTTCGATAGTGAGTTGTCCGCAAATCCACCAATTGAGACTATTCCAGAACCTTCCGGTGATGGTACGAATCGATATGAAGTATCACCATATATCGTTACTAAACCAGTACCAGATTTTTCAAACAGATCGGTTTGTCTTGTAGACGCATCACCAGAAATTGTGATGTTTCCAACTCCAACATTAGAATATTCAAGTTCAATTCTTGTTTGAGCAGATCCAGTAATTTCAAAAAGAATTGTGTTCTGTGGAACATTAGTTACCCTAGATTCCGAACCTCCGGACAACTTAAGTATTGTACCAATTCCAATATAAATCTCAGATTCTTTTTCAATTAGGTTAGAACTTATAGATAGAGTTCCTATTCCAGAATAAGAATTCGTTAGCTTAAGATCAGTAAATCCTCCAACAAACTGAACTGAACCTATTCCACTATAAACAAATAGATCAATTTCTCTAGTATCAGCTAATCCACTTAAATTAAATAGAACTGTATTTTCAGGTGGATTACTTACGAAACTTACAAGTGCTGCATCTTGATAATCACAAGTAACTTCTGTGGAATCGCAAGTGTCATATTCACTATCCGAAATATGAGTCTCGAAGTGGAACAAGACAGTTGATCCGTCATTTCGAGTGATACTAATATCGGAATATCCAACTATACTTAGATTTCCATCACCTTCATATACATAAGTGCGACTTGCATTAGACTCCCCAGAAATCTGATATAGAATAGTATCTTCTGTCGGATTGATAGTGAGACTTTGTACAGAAGTTCCGGAAATATTAAATAAGACCGAATCTCCAACTTGAGATATTGTTGAAGATTCGGAAGCACCGGAGAAATAACCTAATACACCAATTCCTACATAAGATTTTGTTTTCTTAATATCTGATGCAAATGCATCAATAACTACCAGTCCTTCACCAACATATGAATTAGAAATTCTTTCTTCGGCATTTTCCTGGTCATATACAACTGTTCCAAGACCAGCATAAGTATATGTTCCAAACTTACCAAATCCAGTAGCTCCACTGGAAATACCGATCTCACCTAATCCAAAATAACTTGATCTTGTAAATGATTCGGAAACACTTCCATTAATTACAAAAAGACCTACTCCGAAGTAAGGAGTTAGTGGAGAATAAACAGCAAGGTTTCTTACTTGATCAAATCTAAATGTACCTATACCAGAACCGGAGTTCGTATCGCCATTAACATTTCCATATCTGTTGGAATATGTCTTGGCATCACGAGGATTTCCATCTCCGTCTGGTGTAAATCCAGCTCCAGGTACAAATCTAATTCCAAAAGTACCGACACCAATGTTTTGATCTATACCATAATGTGGAGTATAATCAACAAAAGGATGTACAGTATCAGAATTGTAAAGGCTAGGTAACGTTCCAAATCCAATATAGGTCTCGGTTTCACTCTCAATAACATTCGATGAGAGGTTTAATGTACCAAAACCTACGTAAGGTGTTAAACGAGAAGTATTTGCAGAATCTGAAAGAATTAATGAACCGGAACCAAATATGGATCCGGTTTGCGTAATGATAGATGAACCATCAATACTTAGTAGTCCAGTGCCGTTATATGCGTCTACGTCTTTTTCTACAGCAAATCCAGAAATGCTGAAGAGTTGAGTATTTGTTGTATCTGCGGTTTGTACAGTTAGTGAGGATTCCGCAGAATTATTTTCACCAAGTCGTAAGGTTCCGGAAGATACGTAAGGTCTTAGTGTTCTTTCTAATCCGCTACCTATTTCGAATAAAGTACCATTACCAACCCAAGTAAAGGTTACTTTCTCTGTCGCGGTCTTAGCTATAAAGGATATATTTCCAGAAGCAACATATGTAGCATATGTAATAGACTCTCTACCTGAAGATAAGGTAAATAACGATCCATATGGATAGAGAGTTTCTCCAACTGATATGAGATACCAATCATCTTCAGGACTTGGAGCTGGAGTGTATACTGGATTTGGTTCTGTTATTAGTCCATTGTCTACTGATACTGTCGTCGCAGCTGAAATTAACCCATAATCCTCAGTAGAAAATGAGTTAATTCCAGTGGATTCATTGTAAACATAGACTGTCATAGAGATAGCCCAACAGAATTTTTAAAGAAAAAGAGAGGATCGCCATAAAAATGCAATCCTCTCACCATCAAAAAATATTAAATTTTTAATATAAAATCAATCTAGAGCAACGTTTAGAGTAATTTTGATTTGGTCTCCGTTGTTAGCAATTGTGTATGGTCCGTTAGTAAATCTTTCTGCATACATAATTGAACTATAAAGAGTTGCGGTACTCAATCCAGCAGATGCGTTTGGAGTAGCTGTGAGTGCTGGTGTAGTAGTAAACTCATTTGCATTAGGAACAGAGAATACGGTATATGTTCCAGATGTCAAAGTAGTATTACCAGTTCCTGCTGCAACATATAGGATATCTCCAGCAACCAATTGGTGTCCAGTTGCAACAATTTTTCCAAAACTGAAAGTTACACTTGGATCTGTTGCAAGCTGAATGTTGTCAATAAGTGGTTTATCCAAATAAACAACTTTTAATGCTCTGTCGATTCCAATAACAATTGTACCAGTTTGAATACCAGCGTTTCCTGCAACTCTCATTCCAAGAGTTAAATCATCAACGTTTTGATCTGGATCAACAGTGATATAAGAGTTACCAACAACTCCAATAACTGGGTCGGTATTATCACCTTTGGTTATAGTTGTTCCAATACCTACAGATGCATAATGGACTACACCTTGTACGGAAACAGGCATGTTGTTTGCTCTGGTTACATAATAACCATAAACATCCCCGGCTGCTCCAGTGAAGGTAAATGTTTGTTCTGGATATGTTGCAGTTGTTCCAGAACCAACCTGATTGATTCTCCAACGAGAACCATTCAAAAGAATACCTGTCTGTGAAGTATATGTCTGATCAGATCTATTATTTACACAATATGGATAGCCTGTAGTAGGAGCAAACCCATAAGCATTCGTGTTACCTATACCATATGGCTCAAAATACGCAGAAGCTGAAGGAACATCACTCTCTGCTGGAGTAGTATTACTGGTAAAAAGTTTTAAAACTAAGTTTCTGGGAGACTGGTCAGCAAGACTTGCAGTGTGATTGTTTTGTGCAACTAGATACCTAAGCGACTCAAGTTCTCCTATATTTGGGACTAATAGTGCCATTCGAAATAACTCCCCTACAGGCTACGATTTTGTAATAACTATCTTTATTTATAATTTTAATTTCAGAGAGATTAGAAACCTATTAATGTTATTGACTGATATCACATCGAAAGTCAAAATGTCTCCAGCAATTATAGTTTTCGTCCAACCTGTAAGAACATCATCACGAACTTTTCTAGAGTTTGTCATTTGTGGATAAGTTCCACCAACAATAGAAGTAAATGTTGGAAATGTAGAATAGTTCGATTTTTTAATGTCTAGTGTTAAATCTCCCTGTTGATCAGATAAAATAGTTAAAGATTCCAATACACCACTAACATCTAAAGTTACAGATCCCTTATTACCAGATACCATTGATATTGATCCACTATCAACCACATAATTAATGGTTCTTGTCAAATCTGCAGTTGTTGCTAAAGCTATAATAAAAACATCATCACCAGGATTTGGAGCAGAAGTGAAAATTATATTATTACTTGAAGTGGTATAATCTTCATTTGGTTCCATCACCAAATTATTTTTGACAACAATTAACTGTTGATCATTAATTGGAACATATGATGTAGATGATGAATAAAGTCCAAAAGTATGGGCAACGCCAGTAAATTGGGAATTTATATTATCTAAAATAATATTCCCA